GTGGTAGCCATAGCGTGCGTGGGCCACTTCTCCAGCGTCGAGATCTACCCATAAGTATGGGAATGACAAGTTGGCGTCATTGCTCTTGAATTTGCCTTTTCTATAAAGTTTAGCGTGGAGCATGATTGACTCGGTGTGGGGGTAATCCAACGGGTCGAGTTGAACACCGTTGGTTACAAACACAGCGACTTCATCAGGAAGGACCTGCAGCAGGTTTTAAATAGAGAGCTTGCGTGGCAAGCGACCAACTGATTAGAAAAGCTCGACCAGTGACTCCATTGTGGATGAAATGAGGACGGAGTGTCTGTCACCATGGTCTTAAACAATGGTGATCATCTGGTAGAAAGCGCGGGCAATGGCGTAGGTGATGCAGGAGGCGTTTTAAAGCTGATGTGTTAGCAGGCCTGTAAAACCAGCATAGTCAAATCCGATGGTGCCATCTCCTTGGTACTGATCAAATTCAATGGTTTGAGTGGCAAGGAAGATGTCAATAGCTGGGTCATTGGAACCTATCTAGGGAGCTAAGCAGTGGTACTCCTCACGAGATCCGTCAAGTTCAATAGTCATGTCGATGAGAGCCACGTCTTGTTCGACCCAGTTGGGGACAAACGGTCTAAATTGTAAGACGACAGAGTTTTCAATACCGTTGTCAATGTGGTCTGGGTCAAAATTGTGTCTGTGCAACGCGGCGCGTCTGACCTGTTCAAACAGAATGCGTTCAGCCATGTTGAAAGTTGGGATTGTGGCTTTGACTGAGTAAATCCCTCTGTAAGCTGGCGTGACCGAAGGGAAAATGTTAAACCAAGGGTGATCGCGGGCTTACTCATTGCGGGGAATGGCGACAATTAACCAGTGACCAGGTTTATAGGTGTAAAGTGGCTTATCGTGGTGGATCTTGGCGTTAAGCAGATAACCGGATTTGCCGGAGTTATGGGGCCATTCAAGTTCAAAGGAAAGCACAGGGTAAAATTTAGAGTACCTCTCAGCTAAAAACTCGTAATTAGGGCGTGACATTGCGCGGGTAGATCCGTTGGAACACTGAGCGTCATTGGGGAGTGTGATAGCTAGTGTGGCTTCGCCATTGTTAGCGATGCGTGGTTTGCCAACGCAAATGCCGTCAAAGTTGGTGCATTAAATGTGGTAGTCTCGTGAATCATAAGTGAATTTGAAGTGGCAAGTCATAGCGTTGACATCCATGCTATTCCTAGCAACGACACCATTCACGTGTTCAGAGTTGGTTGTCAGTGTACATTTCATCTGTAGTGGATAACTACGGGGGGTGTGGCGGTAAGCTAGCCTGTAGGTTTTCTTGGAAAGAGCTTGGATCTAATGACTAGCACCTAAGAAAAGAGCGACAATGAAGAAAGCGTAGGAGGTTAGAACAGAATCACCAGTGGTTTCTTAAAACATGCCAAATAGGAAAGGTTGGGCGGTGCTCGTGCCTGGAAGGGGTTCTGCTGACAAAGAGTAAATAAAGCACGGTTAGCCATACTCGCATGAGGCAGCAAAGACACCAGCTGCTATGTGGTGCACAGGGCCTTCGTAGAACATCATGACTAGAGCGGAGGTAGAGTTCGGTTACCAACGGATGATGTGAAGGTGTGGAGAAGCAGGGGATGAGGCAAAGATCGCTACGTGTTGGCTGGTGACGTCAAGTATGCGGTCTATGGAAATAGGGCCGGAGTCTTCGGGTCCTAGACCTGTGGCTGAAACAGTACGCAAGGCTTACGTGATACAGGAGCCGGATCTGCTCTCTTGTATGAAGTCGGAGTAATTGAATCCTGCCGAGCCATCTCCAAGATTGGTTAACACCAAAGACACTTGGGAGTGAAGAGTGATCTATTTGCTATTGTCGTGGTCGACTCGGGAGTCCATCTGTTACGTGGCGACTTACGAGATAGTGGTCGCTAAGCGTGCGGGTTCAATGGCGATGGGGTTGATTCTTGGCATATGAGCGCGGTGGTTAGGCATGTGGCCTGTCTTAACACGCGGGATGTAAGGCTGGTTGGTCATCACGAACTGCATTGGCATGGTGGCATGTAGGAGGTGGATCACAATAGGTGCATGAAGGGCCTATTTGGAGATCAATGGCGTAGGGATCACGAGAGCAGTTGATCCATGGTCGCTGTAAAGGGGTTAAGTCTACTGTCTCACGGGACGACATAGGCCGAGGCAGCTATTAGCTGTCAGGAAAGTAGGGTGTGTGTCAAGTTTGGAGTTAATCCTGCGTAAACTACCGTTGGCAATGGGGTCAATCTTGACCGGCTTATGACTCACAGTAACCGCAAGTTCAGCAATTAGGCGGAGAGTCATGGATTGCATCGGCGTGGTAGTGCGTGGGAGATTGACTACAACGGGTGTGTGGCAAGTTGACTTGGGAGTCAATGGCAAGGGAATTGCGAGGGCAGTTGACTGGTGGCCGCTATAGAGGGAGCCAATCTGAACCGGCTTATGGTTCATAGCAACAGCGATTCTAGCTCTTGGGTGAGTCACAAATTGCACTGGCATGGTGGTGTGTGGGAGGTTGATGACAACGGGCGTGTGGCGAGCTGGTCTGAATGGGATCGCGAGAGCAGTTGATTGATGGCCGCTATGAAGAGGGAGGGTCTACTGTCTCACAACACGGCACAAACCAAGGCAGCTGTTGGCTGTCAGGAAGGTAGGGCGTGCGTCTACTCCGGTGAAATTGATCCTGCGTAGAATGCTATTGGCAATGGAGTCGATCTGGACTGGCTTATGGCTCACGGTGACGACAAGTTTGGCGGTCGGGTGGAGAGTCACAATCATCGGCCTGGTGACGGCTGCAAGATCAAAATTACGGCAATGGGTGGCTTGGCAACCGTCATGGGATATGGGTTTGAACCAAACAGCCGGTTCAGTCTCGGGCCCGAATTCGGGTGTGGGTAACACAAGTTTAAGTGACCAGACACGGGGAATTGGGTGGTGGCCGGTGCTGACTTTGACTTCGAAGGTTTTGTCTGCAAAGGTTTTATGGGCCATTTTAATTTAAGTGGCTTCCCAAGTGGTTATGTCAACGGGGTGTATCTCGTGTTCGTTGAGGAAGTCCCAGTTGAACCCTGCTGTGCGTGGTGGCCTGTAAGTCGGGTTTTTGGGTAGGGTGCCATCCGTAAGGCATTGGCCAAAGAAACCTCGGTATGGTCCGTAGCAGTGCAAATAAGAGGTCAT